CTCTAGCTTCTACATCTACACCTGATAGTGTGGAAAAATTTCCACTAACATTAATGCGTAATCGATGATAGCGAGAGGTTGCTCGTAATGGACAATCCCCACTATCTTTTACTGAAACAGCACTACCTTCTGTCACTGCATTCATTTGAGATGATCGATAAATGGGAGTAACAGTTACTGTTGTATTCTCTCCATTTGCATCCACTATCGGTCTAGCATTAATTAATGTAGATCTTTTGTTTTCTATTCCTTCAAATTCTGTGGTATCGACAGTAGCGGATAAAGAACTACCTAAGAATTTACCAAATTTTTTATTAGAGCTAAAACCAGCAAGGCCGACAACACCTTCATCATAAAAGAAAGAGTCTAAAGATCGGGGTAAACCATCAAGGTTACCTAATACATCTAATGACTCTAGGGTGTTAAAAGCTTCCTGAGAGGCTGTATTAATAAAATATAAATCTAGTCCAGATCCTGTAGCCCAGCGACCAACAGAATAATTATAAATTAATAATTTATTATTGACTCCGGCTGAACCAGTAGAATTAGATCCTCGATAAGACCAGACAACTATGGAGTTGTTAGGGTCAATCGCACTAAAAACACTTTCTGGTTTAGCAACAAAATCATTAAAAAAGGTGTTATTAATTTTACCTGAACCAATGGGAACTAAATCTTGACCACCTTCTAAAGCATAAAACCCATCTTGAGATAAGAAGTAGATAGTATTACCAAAGGTAGAAATAGATCGAGGAGCGAAGCACCCCACATTTCCAATTTTGTTAAAAGTAAAAATTAATGGAGTTCCTATATACTCCATACGGAATATAGCTTTTTCAAAAAAGATAATTCCAAAACTTTCTGACCCTACAATACCCATTAATCTCCCATGCTCACCGGGAATATCTTGATAGCCGGATTGAGTTGTTTGACTAGGAGTCCAGTCGGAGCTGTCATTTAAAGCTGACCATTTAACTCGTTGAGGATACTCTACGCTTGACTCTTCAGTGTAACCAGCCACCACAAAGTCTCTAACAACAGTTAGATATTTTGCTTTTAATGAAGTTAAATCACTAAATGCAGTATCTGTACCTTCTAAGAATTTTTGGATGTTATCAGCAAAGTTAGTGCCTATAACATTGTCTCCAAATTTAGTAAAGCTCCAGAAGTCTCTTGATCCTTCTGTGGTCGAATTATTATACCCACCTACTTTAGAGACATCTTGGAAGTCTCCATTGTTATCCATCTGGTACAGTTTAGTTTCATCACCGGCATAGTTAGTAATGCCCGTAGCACCAATAGAGGTAAATAAACCCACTGGGGTTGAAGTCAGAGCTGTATCACTTAACTCCACAAACCCGGGGAAACTTTTGTATCCTTCTTTTAAAGGAATAACATTATCGACTTTTAATGCTCCCGTATTTTGGTAAGTCGGAAGATCTGATTGTAAATCTCCAAATTTTATCATTAGACCACCGCATCAGCCGACATTTGTAAAGTTTGAGAAGCTGTTCGACCATTCTCTGAACTTGTATTCGCAATTCTTAAAGACTCTTTATATAACTTAGCCCAGACATCTAATCTTTCGTCTTGCATTAAGAAGGGTGCAGACTCCGCTAAAGAACCATATAAATATAAATCAGGGTAATTAGTAAGAATTGAATTAGTTGTACTACTATCGGATAAGGCAGTTAATTTTTTAAAATAAGCAATCTCTAATGTTTGAGCAGAGTCAGGCTTAACACCCAGATAAATTTTATCACCAATAATAGTAAAGTAAGAAGGCTTACCAGCAGAAACACTTACATTATAATCTTTGAAAAAATCAAAAGGAGCTTTGTATTGTAATATAGCATACGGACTTGATTGATAGATAATATACTTAGCTTCAATAAATCCTGTAGGCAGAGTATAACCTTGTGTTCCAGAAACTGTTGTAATAGAAGTATCTACTGTTTCCATTTCTCTAACTCGTAGCTCATTATTAATGCGAGACTCGGCCAATGTAATAAAATCCGGGATATAAGAAGTTAGGTCATCTCGGTTTAGATAATTAGCGATTGTTGTTTTTAAGTTAGTGAAATTGGTGATAGCCATTACAGTTTACCTTGGTAAATTCTAAAATTTTTATTGTCAGGGTCGTTTAACCATCGCTTCATGCGTTCTTTGTCTTTAATCGCTCCATTAGGATACATAATTCCTTTTTGAGCTAGTTGCTGAACAATGATTAAAGGGATAGTTGCCACTTTATACATTTTGGCATCTTGAAACCCTTTTAGTTTATAAGCTTTGTCGTTAGCATCTTTTTTATTATTACTGATGACTTCAGAAATATCTTGAGAGTCTTCAATGTGAATTTTTTTCTCTCCCTCGTCTAAATGAATTTTAGACTTAATAACCTCTGACCCAGTATCAATGCTTAATTTTTTTGTCATTAGCCTTTGATTGCTTTTGCGATTTCCTTATCGATTGTATCCATGACAGCTAGTCCTTGATTAGCAATTCTCTTCTTGCCCATTTGGAAAAATCTGTCACCACCTTTGGACATAGAAACTTCTTTTCCATCTCCTTTGGTCATAGTCATATTGCTTTTACCTTTATGACTACCTTTTTTGTAAATTGATTTTTTAAACATTATTGCTCCTAATATGAAATGAAGTGAGGGGGTCGAAACCCCCTCGTAGATAAGTAATTATGCAGTTAGGTTAAAGATACCATAGTTAGCATTTGGTGAATGTGCTACTAGAGTCCACTCAGTTAAGAGTAATCTCTTCTCGTTATCACCAGATGATGCTAATTCTTTAGTTTGGAATGGTCTTAAAGTACCCATTGCCCAAGTATCCATCTGTAAGATGTCCACTCTATTAGCATTTTGTAGTCTATTTGGCACAAACGATAATTCTCCGAAGTCAGAGACATAGATATCTACAGCACCAATAACTGACATGGATGAAGCATCTCTATAAGCTGTGCTTACGCCTGTGAAAGCAGAAGCTAATTGCTTATGAGCTGGAGTCATCATTACTACTTCTGGGTTACCGCCAAGCTGATAAGCTTTTAGTACACCAGCTTTTAGTAAAGTTTCAGTGTAAGTTCTGTTAGTACCACCAGCGATTGCTGTTGCACCAGTACCGGCTGGTTCAGCAGATGGTGATCCGTTTACAGAATAGTTACCAGCAGAAGTTGCAGTACCGGGAATGTTACCACCATACCAAGTTCCTACAGATGCACTCTCACGAGCTGTACCTGAAGAACCAGATGCTTTTGCATTCTCAATACCAACCATTGCTCTTTCAATATCTTTTTTAAGTTCTTTACCCGCTTTAGATAATTGATAAGCAAGTTCAGAACCTTTACCAGCCTGATCTACAGACTCGATAGTTCCTGATACTGATACAGCTTTTGCTGAGATTTGTGTTCTGTTGTTAAGTTTTACAGTTGCTGTACGAGATCCCGCAGTGTAGTCGTCACCTTCCACTTGTGCGTTATTTCCAGCGTCTGCTAAAGCATCTACAGACCATTCATGTAATGTCTGTGGTACGCTTACTTTTCCAATTCCTGACATAAAAGGGGTGTCTGCTGGAGCGATGTTAAAAATAATATCCTCAAACGACTCTTTTATAGAATTGGAGTCAAATGATTCAAATGTATTTGTTGGAATTGCCATTTGATTTTGTCCTTTCTATATTGCTTTGTGTTTAATCATCTCTTCAAAGACAGATTTTGCATCGTTGATGTTTCCTGTCTTCTTGAGCTTGTCCATTTGAGATTTAAACCTACGATTGCCTTCGGGCATTGCTTCAACAGTTTTATTACTAGTGCTGATAATTTTAGGGTTCTTAACGACCTTCTTGTTGTTTAAATTTGCTTTTTTCAGTTTGTCATATCGATACGCATTGTAGAGCATAATAACTGCTCGATGATCGACCAGCATTGATATCTCTTCAGGTGTGTATCCCTGTTCTTTAGCATAATTAACAAGATCTCTTCTAAGATTTTGTCCTTTTTCTTTATCGGCATACAGAGGAAGTTTTTCCGATAGGATCTGTCTTTCTTTTTCCAGATATTGATTGTATGTGCGTTCTTGTTCTTGCTGTTTTTCAGATTGAATACGCTGTTGTTCTTGTTGAGCAACTTGTAAGGCTTCTTTACGCCTATCTAATTCAGCTTTGACTCGGACATACTCGGCTGGATTTTCTTGATATAATCTATCCAGATCTATGGGATTATCCGTCTGTTGTAAATGTTGAGTTAATACCTGAAGTTGTTGTTGGTAATAATCTCTTTGTTGCTTAGCCACATCTAACTCTTTAGACAAATTAGATTTTAAAGAGTCAATTTCTTTTCTCTCTTCTGCTAACTTTTGTGTCTTCTGAGTATAATCCTTCTGTCGAAGTCGTTCTTTTTTAATTTCTTCTAAGGTTAGTTTCTCTCCGTCAATGTCGATAAACTCCTCGTTACTTTCAATCGGTTCTTCTTCGTCTAGTAGGTTGATAAGCTCTGCATCTTCTCCGAGGTCTTCGTTATTCTTATTAGAGTCGCTTTCCTTTGGGTTGGACACTTCACTCTCGACTTCACGAGTCCTTGTGGCTTCAGGTTTACTTGATTGCTCTTGTAAACCCAAAAGGGTCTTCATGTCATCGACTGCATCATGTTCGCTTTTGTATATTTTCTGTTCAACTGGTTTCTGATTTACAGAATTATCAGTTGCAGAATCCATTACTGGTTGTTCTGCCATTATCTCTCCTTAATTTATTGAGATTGTTTTTCTTTGGTTGCTAACTTGCCAGTCTCTAAGACAGACTGGAGTTGCATCAAAACAACTTCTAACATTCTTCTCATGCGAAAAATGTTTTCCCTTTGTTCTGAACTTGTTTCCTCTGAGTTTAACCATTGGTTCATTAACTCAGCACGAATTTTGTTTACTGACTCGATAAAAATCTCGTCTTCTAAAATTTGTTTAGCTCTATTGCCTCTTGTAATTTCTTGATCAGACATTAGATACCACCTCTAATAATTCCATTTCCAACAGACTTACCCGCTTTGGTATTATCAAAACCAGTTCGTTGATTATTATTATTATTATTATTATTTTTAGTGTTGTAAGAAACTATTTGTGAAGCTCCATAATTAGACTGGAATGGATTAACAGTGACATTAGCGTTATTGTCTTGATAGACTTGACTACCAATATAATCGGCTTTATCACCTCGTTTAGTATTATCTGCCATAACTTGAGCTTCTTCGGCTGACTTACCTAAAACATT